ACGCATCACATTTTTAGCCAAACGCTGTTGTAGCGTAAGATTAGTACTTCCTAGTACAAACATAGATTATTCTCCTTACTTCTGTACTCGTATATATTCACGAGTTATTTTATGTTTAAAGTACAACGCAGACTCGTCCTCGTGCATGTACATGTATAGGTCTTTCATAACTTCGAAAGCCTCTTCAAACTTCTGTCTCATAGTATCTCCTTGGATTTAAATACGGATTTTAATCCGTTAGATTAGTTGGAAGTGGATACCGAGTATCCACCCCATTACCATTAAGATTGCTAACAACCCGATTAGTTTGTCTTCACCTGTCATTACACACCCGCCGATTTCTTGTCAGTTGCGCGTAGGTAGTTGTTTGCCATTGTGAAGTCAGTGAACTTCTTGTTCGTGACCACAGCCTGTTGGCGCTTCTTGTCAAACTTGTCTGAGTACACACCGTTGACGAACATGCCATGCGCTTCTGTAGGTAAGCGATCCATGTAGTCCATCCATGAGTCCATCCATGAACGATCAATGTTCGATAGAGTACGATACATCATCAGGCATATAGCCGCCGCGTTTGTAGGAACCTTGGCAGACTTTGGATTGTTCTTGATTTCATCCAACGGAACAAGCTGATCCGACAGAGAGAACTGAGCCTTCAAGTCCGTAGCCGCACGTTCACCAACACAACCGATAAGGTTTGCTACTGTAACGTCAGGCCCGAGCTGATCACGTACCTTCAGAATGTGAGACGCGTTCTCAAGTGATCGCGGTGTAACAAACGCCCGTCGTTGTACCTTCGGGTGGTAGATGTACTCGTTGTCCTCTGGGTTCTCTACATCAGTGAATGAGTCAAAGATCTCAGGGTGTTCTTTCGCAAACAAGATAATCTGTGGATCACAGTTGTTCCTGATAGCCCATTCCATCCACTGTTCATTAGTCCACTTCTTGACTGTAATCACACAGAAACGGTTCCGTGCATGAGGCTGTAGTAAGTCACCGACACCTTCTGCCCCGAGGTTAGTCGTACCGTACACAATACTTTCTGGGTGTAGATCGTAACCACCCATTTTGCGTTCGTACATCAGGCAGAGTAGTGCGTTCTGCACAGACTTGTTTGCCTTACCAAACTCATCGATCATGATGATCACTGGACCGTCAACGTGTAAGCCAAGTTCTTCGTTCGCAATGAACCGAACAAATTGACCGTCAGCGTCCAACTCTATGAACTTAGGTAGCTGAAGATCACCCACATCTTTGTTAGTGGCATCGCAATAGAATACACGATGCTTCGGGTGCTTCTCTGCAAGCATGAAGCGTGTTGCAGATTTACCGTTACCAATGTCACCCTCAAGGATGAAGGTTAGCTTGTGACCCAACAACGATATTGAATTAACGCAGTTGTCTAGATCCTGTGCATACATGGATGATGCAGTGTTATTAAAGTTTACCATAAGATTGTTCTCCTGTTTATATGGTTTGTTATTATCGATAATAATAACCCCGACTATATGTCGAGGTTAGGGATTGAAGCGAGGACATCATCGACCACGCTTTTAGTTTCGTCACGCTCATAGCCTTCTTCACGTAACGACTCATTGGTTTTACCTTGAAAGGCGTACTCCAATTTGTTTGCGGCATCGACCATCTTGGAATCATTGGTGATGTTCAATGTCCGTAGCTGTGTGACCAGTTCCTGAGCCGCAGGGACAAGTGTGTCCTTGAACGTCTGTAACTTGCCGTCGTCTTTGTAGCCCAACGCTTTAGACACACGCTCCAAACATTTATGCGTACGCTTCCACATATCATGGTTACTCTTCAACGCGTTTTCTTGTATCACGCTGTGCATATCAGATTTCATTTGCTCAAGAGCCTGTTTGGGCAGATCGCAACGTATATCTGTAGGATCAGGTGTACCCCATGTCTTGAGACTGAAACGATACTTAGACCGAAACGTATCCCAATCATAGTACAGAGAGGGATCGTGCATGTCAGCGAATACGTTTGCTAGTTCTCGCATTGCATCTGGATATGTCTGTCTAAGATCGTTATCGAGCATACTATCCATCTGCTCCTGATGACCTGTCATGGTCTCGACATAGTCTAGGTAACTCAGTGTTGGTATAATACGTAAGCCACTGTCAGACCAAGTAACTGTCAGTCTCTCATGCTCACGCCGAACAAAACCGATATGGCTTTTCAATTTCTTGTACTCTTCCCAACCTTCGTAAAGGTTCTTATGCACAGCCGCTGGCTTGATTGGCCTACCGTTAACGTCATGCAAAGTAAGCTTGAAAAGTTCTGCAATTTTCTGCGTAGCTTCTTTGTCCTCTCGAGTGATCGGTGGTTGACTGATGTTCAACTCTACTACACATGTTGATGTTGCAAGGGATTGGTAGTTGTCTACATTAATCCCAGATAAGTTTGTATCTACCATGTTCATGATTGTTCTCCTTTACCTTGGTAGTTATTTAAGAATGCGCGATCAGCTTCTAAACAAGCGTCAGGCACAGGTTGCTCCCTTACGGGAAGTTCGGGCGTTAGGTAACGCATAAACTCTTCAAAGACTTCTTCGTCGGTCATAGATATATCCTCCTACGAAAACGCTTGATCACAATGATCTCTTTTGTGTTCTCTCCCATTGGTTTGTTCCTTTGTTATTATCGATAATAACTATCGACATTTTTGGTTGAGGTGGAGCAAGTCAGACTTGCGAGATATCACAGTGTAGTTACCTTTGTGTAATGGTACGACACAGTGGACGACTTGACGTGCGGCTTCCTCGCCACAGTCTTTGCAAACACGATAGCCTAGGAGACGTCTGCGTACGTCGTAGGTTGTGCCGCAATCAATGCAAGTTGCTTTCTTCATTTGTTTGTTCCTTGTTTTGTTAGATTTCTAGTTAGATGAAGAATATAGCATATAACATCCTAAATGTCAAATGATGTACAAACGCGTCCATACCGATTGATGTACGTAAATGCGTTGGGAGTTGTATTGTAACCACGTAACTTACATTGTAACCAATGAGACTATCCTAAGTCATTGAAAAGATTATAATGTTACTTTGTAACCGTTTTTTGAGGGATAGATGAGGGGTAATTTTGGATTGCTAAACTGAGAAGAAATCGCCTGTTTACGGACGAACAAGGCTTCATGGTACTCTATATATTAAAAATAGGTAACAAAGTAACAATATAATAATAACAAGTACTTGCAAGTTACACGGTGGTTACATTACTGGGGGATTTGGTTACATTAGCGGTTACATTATGCGTACTGCTAGAACGATAACTGGCCTCACACTTGTTATTATTGATAATAATACAGCCGCGCAGGAAGCTGGGCCTTTACAATACCACACATAGACATGTCTGGCTAAGATAGTAAACTGGTTATACCCGGTTATACAACTCGCGTACTGCTAGAACGATAACTGGCTTCCCGGGCGGGCGCGTTTGGAAGCCGTAGTCAGACATGTCTGAGGTCGTCAGAAAAAAAGGCACAAAAAAAGTGGGGAACCCGAAGGTTCCCCGAAGGTATTACTTTAGAGTTACATTAAATCCCATGTCTTGAAATCCTGCAATTCTATGCGCTATTTCTGCTCTTTGTTTAGCAGTCTTTTCATCTGCAAACTTTTCATTTTCCATAGCCTTGAGCATACGTTTAATTGCCGCGTTAAATTCACGAGTTAACGTAGGTTCTTTTTTCTCGCGTTCTTTATCACAGATAATATGCTTTCGATTAGTGAAGGCTGTTGATAGGAACGTTACCCACTGACTTTTAGTTTTCTCTTTGTCGATGGTTATCAACTTACCCGCTTTCTTATCAGTAAAGTAGATAGTGAAAGTTTTCTTGTCTTTGCCGTCGTCTAATCCGTTAGTGAACGCTAGCATTTCAGTGTATTGTGGCGTCGCTAACATCCCGCAATAAGCACGTGCAAACATGTTCACGTCGTAATGGGTATTATCCATCGGATTATTGCCCGGGCTATTCCAGACTTTGTTTACCCAATTAGGAACACCATCAAAGAAATTAGAAAAGATATCATGTAACGTCTTCCTATCTTCTTTTAAGTCTTCCCTTTGCTTATCCAATGCGAGTTGATCGCGAACGATATTCAATCCCTTTTCTACTTGGGATTTAGTAGGTATTGCTGTTTCAAGTTTTACAAATGTTTTTGATTTTGTCATTGTTCATTTCCTTATAATGACTGATGACTTGTTATTATCGATAATAATAGACACTAGGTAACAAGTCTTAACCCTTTGCCTAATACCATTATACAAGAAAACCCAAACGAACCAATAGCCACAGACATATCTGACTACATATTATATATAAAAAAACTAGCATCCCACCGCCCCCCACCCCCCCAGATACGCAACACGCGCACAGCAATTATATAACTTGATTTCACTCAAATATTTTTGAAAATTACTGAAAATACGCGACCCCTTTATTTTACCGCCTATATGTACTACTGTATGCGTATGAGTATTCATATCGAACCCGAAGGTGGTATACCGATACCCCCACCCGTGAAGGGGAAGGACTTGGTAGAACGCACATCAGCCGCCTCAAAAACTATAGAACTTCTGTCTGAGCATGGGCTAGACGTGTCTGTGTCCAGTGAAGACAAAGATGTCTCTGCAAAGTTGGCAATGGCTTACGCCGCTGATCCAGTTAAGACCTCCAAGAAGGCCACCCCCACCCGTACCTCCACCCTCACCCCCGCCACACTGTTACTTACAGACAAGATTCTAAAAGATTTTGGTCATTCTGTAGTTCAAAGCGCGGCTCAAGTACGATACCTAGTGACAAACAAACTCGTAGAAGAGACAGAGAACGAGGATGCGAAGGTTAGACTCCGTGCTTTGGAGCTGTTGGGTAAGATCGCAGATGTGGGTTTGTTTGCAGAGCGCACCGAGGTGACAGTCACACACCAGTCTACAGATGATCTAAAAGATAAGTTACGATCTAAGTTAGCTAGACTCGTAGAACCTGTAGAAGATGCAGTGATTGTAGACACGAACGCCATAGACTTAGACAAAGAGTTTGGCCTGAGAGATGACGAATAACCTAGCCGAGATCGCAACAGACATAGACTTCTCTCCAGAAGAGATACAACATATGCTGGACAATCTAGATCAGTTCGCACCGGAAGAGCTTCAGGAGATAGACAGAATAGTCGAAGAGCTGTCTACGCGAAAGTCAAACACGGCGTCCAAAGATGATTTGATAGAATTTTGTAAGCGTATGCAGCCAGACTATAAGGTTGGTAGACACCATCGCATCTTAGCGGATCAGCTTATGGCACTGGAGGATGGGTCAAAAGACAGGGTATGTGTTAACATCCCACCCCGTCACGGTAAGTCGCAGCTTGTGAGTATCTTCTACCCCGCGTGGTTTTTGGGACGTAACCCAAATAAGAAAGTTATGATGGTCTCTCACACAACAGATCTTGCGGTGGACTTTGGGCGTAAGGTACGTAACTTGATAGCGACAGACGAGTATAGGGAAATATTTCCAGATGTCTCCTTGGCAGTTGACAGCAAATCGGCTGGGAGGTGGAACACAAATTTCGGAGGTGAATATTTTGCGTGTGGTATTGGATCTGCTCTTGCTGGGAGGGGCGCTGATCTTCTGCTTGTTGATGATCCTCACTCTGAGCAGGATGTTATTAACGGAAACTTCTCAGTGTTTGATAAAGCCTACGAATGGTTCACATTTGGAGCGCGTACTCGACTAATGCCGGGAGGCAGAGTGGCGATTGTACAGACACGTTGGCACATGGACGACCTTACGGGGCGTGTAACCAACGACATGGTGAAGAATGAGCTGTCTGATCAGTACGAAATAGTGGAATTTCCCGCACTTTTGGACTCTGACGACGGTACAGTTAAACCTTTATGGCCTGAGTTCTTCGATTTGGCAGCTTTGGAGCGTACAAAAGCGTCAATGCCCGCGTTTCAGTGGAATTCTCAGTACCAACAGCAGCCTACAGCCGAAGAAGCGTCTATAATTAAGCGAGAATGGTGGGGAATTTGGCCTCATGACAACCCACCACCCGTAGAATACATAATTATGTCGTTAGATGCCGCCGCAGAGAAGCATAATCGCGCAGATTACACCGCTTTGACCACTTGGGGCGTGTTTTTGAACGAAGAAGAGAACGCACACCACCTAATTTTGCTCGATTCTATCAAGGAACGGCTAGAATTTCCCGAATTGAAGCAACTATCGATGGATGAGTACAATAAATGGGAGCCAGACGCGTTTATTGTGGAGAAAAAGTCCTCTGGAGTGGCAATTTATCAAGAAATGAGGCGTATGGGCATACCTGTACAGGAATATACCCCCCACAGGGGTACTGGAGATAAGATGGCACGGCTTAATTCTGTGGCTGATATCATCGCATCGGGTATGGCATGGGTTCCTTCTACCCGTTGGGCAGAAGAATTAGTAGAAGAAGTGGCAGGGTTCCCGTTTATGTCGAATGATGACCTTGTGGACAGCACCGTTATGGCGTTATTACGCTTCCGTCAGGGCGGGTTTATACGCCTACCAACAGATGAATGGGATGATGAACCACAATATCATTATAGACGTGAGTATTATTAGTAGTATATTACGCGCATGGGGTACTTTCCCAACCCCTACGTGGACGCTACCCTCCCACCCGCTGGGTGGTGTCCACACTTTACTAGACGAACAGCAGTATGATCTGCTATAGTTACTACAACTTTGCATTGTGAGGACATGAGATGGCAGTCGAAAAACAGATGACCCCCTTTGAAATAGAGGGACAAGAAGACTCTGAAGAGCTTGAGATCGAGATTGTTAATCCTGAAGCTGTTTCTATAGAAACAGAAGACGGTGGTATGGTCATAGACTTTGACGGAGGTATAACTGAAAGCCTAGTAGGACCGGGTCATGATGCCAACCTCGCTGAATTTATGGATGACGATGAGTTAAAGGTCATGGCTACTGACCTTATATCAGACTTTCAAGCAGACCGTGAATCTCGCTCTGACTGGGCTAGGGCATACGTCAAGGGTCTTGACCTATTAGGGATGAAGGTGGAAGACCGTCAACAGCCTTGGTCTGGTGCGTCAGGGGTGTTCCATCCGCTACTCACAGAGGCTGTAGTAAGATTTCAGGCACAGGCTATGGGTGAGATATTCCCCGCTTCTGGTCCTGTACGTACGAAGATTCTAGGGAAGCAAGACCCTAACAAGACAGCGCAAGCAGAGCGCGTACAAAATGAGATGAATTACCTGTTAACTGAAGAGATGTCTGAGTACAGGGATGAAATGGAGCAGATGCTCTTCAAGCTACCTATCGCAGGTTCTGCGTTTAAGAAGGTGTATTACGACCCACTGATGGAGCGTCCATCCGCTATGTTCGTACCCTCAGAGGACTTTGTGGCGTCCTATGGAGCGTCAGACCTCAATACATGCCCAAGATATACGCATGTGATGAAAAAAACAGCAAATGAAGTCTTACAGCTACAAGTAAATGGGTTCTATAAAGAGGGTGAGCTACCAGAACCCACTCCAGACTACTCTGACATACAAGAGAAGTATGATGAGTTAGATGGTGAAGAGGCGGTCATAGAAGACGATGATCGCCATACAATTTTAGAAATGCACGTTGACCTAAACCTGTCAGGAGAGTTTGAAGACCCTGACGGGATTGCACGTCCTTACGTAGTCACTGTAGACAAGTCCTCATCCACAATACTAGCAATAAGAAGGAATTGGTACGAAGAAGATGAGAAGAAAAGAAAACGTATGCATTTCGTACATTATCGCTACTTACCGGGGCTTGGCTTCTACGGCACAGGGCTTATTCACCTCATGGGTGGATTGGCTAAGTCAGCGACCTCGATACTTCGTCAGCTTATTGACGCGGGTACGCTATCTAATCTACCTGCGGGTCTTAAAGCTCGCGGCTTACGTATTAAGGGTGATGATACACCGCTTATGCCGGGTGAATTTAGGGACGTGGACGTACCGGGTGGCGCTATACGCGATTCAATTACGTTTATCCCTTATAAAGAGCCATCGAGCGTACTCTATTCTCTACTCGGAAATATTGTAGAGGAAGGACGCAGAATAGGTTCTGTAGCCGACATGCAGGTCGGAGACATGAACCCTAACGCTCCTGTAGGCACAACGCTTGCTCTGATGGAAAGATCCATGAAAGTTCTTTCTGGTGTACAGGCAAGGCTCCACGCGTCTCTCAAGCATGAGTTAAGAATACTTGCTAAGATTATACACGACTATATGCCAGCAGAGTATTCTTATGAGATAGAAGGTGACTTCAGTAGGACACAGGATTTTGATAGTCGTGTAGATGTCATACCTGTGAGTGACCCCAATGCTGCAACCATGTCCCAACGTGTGATGCAGTATCAAGCGGCGGTTCAGCTTGCCCAGCAATCCCCCCAGATTTACGATTTGGGCAAGCTGCATCGTCAAATGTTAGAGGTCTTAGGTGTACAGAATGCAGATGAAATTGTTAAACTACCTGAAGATGTAAACCCCGCAGACCCTGTTACAGAGAACATGGCGATACTGAAACAAGAGCCAGTCAAGGCGTTCAAGTATCAGGATCACGAAGCACATATAGCTGTGCATATGGCAGCAGCCCAAGACCCAAAGATCATGCAGATCATAGGTCAGTCTCCGTTTGCATCAGCTATACAGCAAGCTATGGCTGCACACGTAACAGAACACGTAGCTTTCCAATATAGACGTGAGATAGAGAAGAAGCTCGGTGTGGAAATGCCAGATGAAGATCAGCCTCTACCAGAAGACGTAGAAGTAGAACTCTCTCGCCTAGCCAAAGACGCTGCTGAGAAGGTCTTACAAAAAGACAAGGCTGAAGCACAGCAGGAGCAGTTGATGAAACAGCAGCAAGATCCAGTAGTGCAGATGCAAGAACGTGAGTTGGCTATAAAAGAGCAAGAGTCTCAACACAACAGACAGATGGACTTAGCCAAGTTAGAACTGGAAGCAGCTAAGTTACAAACTACACAGAAGATAGAAGGCGCTAGGATTGGAACTAAGATAGCTACAGAGCTAGACAAAGAGCAGCGTAAAGACAAACGCGAGGGAACGAAGATAGGATTAGATATAGCGAAGGAGCTAGATAAGGGTGGAAGTTAGTGTATTTGACGCTCTAGAACGTCGCCTAAACGAATATAGGGATGAAGTATCAGAGTACATATCCGGTGGCGGTGTAAAGAGCATGGAAGACTACAACAGGCTTATAGGGAAACTTGAAGGTATAGATATTGCATTAAATAATGTAAAAGAGCTTGAGAAAAGATTTATTGAAGCATAAGGTGCTTCGTAATATTCGCGGATAGGCCGCGCAAGGTAACGGTGAACCTTTAAATCGCTGCAACGGGTGTAAAATGGTTGCGACAGTAAAAGTCGATAACACGAAGGTAAAGGATGACCTTCACGCAAAACTACCAGAACCTACGGGATATAGGCTTCTGATAGCACTTCCAGAGATCGATGAGAAGACAGAGGGCGGTGTATTCATGCCTGATGGTCTTCGTAAAGATGAGTCTACTGCATCTATCATTGGTTTTGTCATAAAGGCAGGATCAGATGCATACTCTGACAAAGAACGCTTTCCTAATGGACCTTGGTGTAAAGAGGGAGATTTTGTAATCTTTCGCTCTTACTCAGGCACTAGATTCAAGGTTCAGGGTAAAGAGTTCCGTCTTATAAACGATGACACTGTAGAAGGTGTTGTTGACGATCCAAGGGGGTATACAAGAGCATGAGTACAAATACCGCAGAAAACCTAGAAAACGAAGTAGAGGAAACTACTGAAATCGAGGTTGAGATTGAGGAGGCTCCTGTAGAAGAAAAACAGGAAGTTGAGACAAAGGTTGAAGAAAAGGTAGAAGAGCCTGAAGTTGAAGTTGAAGCTGAATCTGAAGCTAAGACAGAGAACTCTGACGCTGAAATAGACAAATACAGCGCAGGTGTTCAGAAGCGTATTGACCAGCTAACAAAGAAATATCGTGACGAAGAAAAAGCTAGAGAAGAGGCGTTACAGCTTCGAGAAGAAGCCGTTAAGTATGCTGAGAAGGTCAAAGAAGAGAATGAAAAACTTCGCAAGTCCTTGGAAGATAACGAAGACGTACTTATAAACCAAGCTAAGTCACGCGTCGAAGCGCAGCTCGCACAGGCTAATGCTAATTATAAAGTAGCATATGAAGCAGGTGACTCTGACAAGTTGTTGGAAGCACAGTCAGAGCTTACAAGGTTACAGAACGAACAATACCGTATAAGTAACTACGTACCTCCAAAACGTGGGGAACCTGCACCTGTTCCAACAGAAGCACCAAAACCAGAGGGACAGCCCGATATCGCGAAGCCACCACAACGTGCTTTAGATTGGGCAGATAAGAACACTTGGTTTATGCAAGACAAGCGAATGACAGGCTTTGCGTACGGTGTACATGAAGAACTTGTAACAAAAGGTGTTGAACCAAATAGCGAACAGTACTACAATGAAATAGACGCTGCCATGAAGGAAGCGTTTCCAAGTAAGTTTGAGGTTGTTGCAGAGGAGTCTGCGCCACCCCAGCCTCAAGCGGGTAACGTGGTTGCCCCGCCGTCTCGTACGTCAAAGAAACCACGCAAGGTGAAGTTAACTCCATCCGCAGCCGCACTCGCCAAACGGCTCGGACTAACTGCAGAACAGTATGCGGCGCAATTAATGAAGGATAGCTGATATGGCTGATAGAACTCCACGCACTACAGAAACTAGAGAAAAGACAGAACGTAGAAAAGGATGGACAAGACCGTCCGCGTTACCTACCCCCGAACCAAGGGATGGATTACATTTCCGTTGGATTCGCACATCTACCTTGGGGCAGAGTGATAATACTAACGTTTCTACTCGATTCCGTGAAGGCTATACACCAGTCAAAGCATCAGACTATACGGATTTAAACATTGTGTCTGACATCGATTCCCGATTCAAAGACAACATTGAGGTAGGTGGTCTGTTATTATGCAGTATACCTGCTGAAATTGCTGAAGAACGTGTTCAGGTTCAACTTGAACAGGCTCAACACGCACAAGAGGCTGTGGACCGTAATTTCATGAGAGAGAACGACCCACGTATGCCTGTGTTGAATCCCGAGCGTTCCACGCGAACTTCATTTGGGAAGTAACCTTTTTAGGGAGCTTCCTTGGTATTAACTTGGTTAGGAGATTGAGCAATGGCTACTACAGCAGCTCCCTATGGCCTGAAGCCCGTAAGACGAGCCGATGGCATGCCCTATGCAGGGGCAACTAATACATACCTGATCGATCCCGCTGGCGAGGCGACCAATCTTTTTAACGGTCAAGTTGTCATAATTGGGGCAGACGGGTTTATTGCACTCGCAACAGGAACAGGCGCGGACTTAACGTCCAACTCCGTTAGTGGCACTTCAGGTGTCGGCGCTATCGGTGTGTTTGTTGGTTGTGAGTACACAAACGCAGAAGGCCAACAGCTTTTTGCACAGCACTATCCATCTGGCACAGCCAATGGTGGGCCTATCAAGGCTTACGTTGTTGACGATCCAAACGTACTATTCCAAGCACAGCTTGATGGTACAGGAGCGCAAACAATCATCGGCACTAACACATTCTTTGCAGCCGTACAGTCTACCTCTACAGGTAACACAGCGACAGGCAATTCCACATCAGCACTAGATGCAACTGTACAAACAGCGGCAGCGGCGTTTAGAATTGTGGAGCATGTATCTGATCCAGCGGATGCATTTCCAGATGTGTTGGTTAAATTCAACCCCGGTGGTCATCAGATGACCAACAACGTCGGCTTATAAGGAGGCTAACTAATGGCTATTTCACGCGCACAGCTCCTTAAAGAGCTACTTCCCGGCCTAAACGCATTGTTCGGCTTGGAATACGATAACTATGAAAATGAGCATGCTGAGATCTACGAGACAGAAAATTCAGACAGAAGTTTTGAAGAAGAAGTCAAGTTGTCCGGTTTTGCAGCAGCCCCTGTGAAAGCAGAAGGCTCATCATTAGCATATGACAATGCACAAGAGCATTACACTGCTCGCTACAACCATGAGACCGTTGCAATGGGTTTCTCTATCACTGAAGAAGCGATGGAAGACAACTTGTACGACTCATTGTCTGCTAGATATACAAAAGCACTAGCTCGCGCTATGGCTTATACCAAGCAGACTAAGGCTGCAGCTTTGCTGAATACAGGTTTCACAACCTTCAGCTCGGGCGATGGCGTTACATTGTTCAATACTGCTCACCCAACTGTGGGTGGCGGAACAAACGCTAACCGTCTGGCAGTAAATGCAGACTTGAACGAAACTTCACTAGAGCAAGCAGTTATCGATATTGCAGCGTTCACAGATGAACGTGGCCTATTGATCGCGGCTCGCCCTCGTAAAATGATCGTTCCACCTGCGTTAATGTTCGTGGCAACAAGATTGCTACAGACAGAGCTTCGCACAGGTACAGCGGATAACGATACAAACGCATTGCGTTCAAATGGATCGATCCCTGAAGGCTACCGTGTGAATCACTATCTAACGGACACAGACGCATTCTTTATCACCACAGACATTCCAAACGGAATGAAGCACTTTGTGCGTACTCCTATGGCTACGGCTATGGACGGTGATTTTGATACAGGTAATGTTCGCTACAAAGCTCGTGAGCGTTACTCTTTTGGTGTATCAGATCCGCTAGGGATGTTCGGTTCCCCCGGAGCATAATTTATGTTACGGTAGAATTACCTCTCTCGAACTGGGGCAGCGCAAGTTGCCCCTTTCTTTTTGTAAAATCTATGTTATGGTATTTGCAGGGGCAACATTAGCCTTGCAGACAGGACACTCCCCGACCTGACGTTGCACAGACTGCTAGGCGAAACCTTGTGCAAGGGGTATTTATTATGGCATCAACTACATTTTCAGGTCCAGTTACAGCCACTGATGGCTTTGCAGGTCTTATCACACTAACAAATTATACAGTTGCATCAGCACCTTCCGCTGCTACAGCGGGTACAGGTACAATAGCTTTTATCTCAAACGGAGCTGCAGGTTCTGCTATCCTAGCTTTTTCTGACGGAACAAACTGGAAGCGTTCAGACACAGGCGCAACCATTTCTGCTTCATAGGTGAATCATGAGCAGATTTGCAGCACCAAGCGCGGAAGAGTTAGCGGCTCGTGGGTTAGACCCAGACGGTAATCCGCTGAAAGTTTGGACAAATACTAAAAAAGTCCGAGCAAGAAACGATGATGGAACGCTTAAAGCAGATGATCCAAACACTCCTGAAAACGAGGCGTGGGAAGAAGCACCTGTCAAAAAGCGTGGTCGTCCTAAGAAAGAGGGGTAAGCTATGTCTAGTGATGTACAGGCAAAGCGTGTCACAGGAACAGGCTCACTCGCAGTTGGTCCTGCCCGTATACGGCAAATACATGTTTTATCAGGATCGGGTACACCTCGATTAACTATCTCAGACGGTAACGGTGGAGCTACAGTTCTAGATCTAGATCTAAAGGCTTCTGACGTTCATGCTGTCAACATCCCAGATGACGGGATTAGAGTTAGTGATATTCATGTAGCTACCGCTACGGCACTGACAGCTATAACAATATTCTATAACTAATGTTATGGCTGCTCGTAAAGGAACTATGAAGGGTCACTCCATCAAGGGGGGCCATAAACGGCCCACCAAAAAAGGTGCGGGTATGACCGCCAAAGGCGTAGCTAAGTACCGTAGGGATAACCCCGGTTCTAAGCTCAAAACTGCTGTGACTGGTAAAGTTAAGAAGGGCAGTAAGGCTGCAAAGAGGCGTAAGTCTTTCTGCGCTAGATCTGCAGGGCAGATGAAGAAGTTTCCAAAAGCAGCAAAAGATCCAAACAGTCGCCTAAGACAGGCCAGAAAAAGATGGAGATGTTAAATGGCTATTTCTCGTTCTCAAATGGGCAGTCAGCTTGTAGGTAATAGAGTTTCTACAGGTGATGACGCCAAAGATCTTGAAATTATCCGCATGGGTAAAGGCGGCAAGGTAACGAAAAAAAAGAAAAAGAAATCTAAAAGTCGTGTCAATGAGGCGGGTAACTATACCAAACCGGGTCTCAGAAAGCGTATATTCAATAGGATAAAAGCGGGCGGTAAAGGTGGCGCTCCGGGTCAGTGGTCAGCCAGAAAAGCTCAAATGATGGCAGCGGCTTATAAAAAAGCAGGTGGGGGTTACAGAGATTGATTAGTATAGAGGCAGATTTACGAAGCTGGTCGCGTGAGGTCTTAGAAGTGCCAAACCAAAGCCTCAAAGGTCTTTCTGCTTGTCCATATGCAAAAAATGCATGGGAGCGCGATAAAGTTTTAGTTGTAGAAACAGACGATGTGTACGCAGATAGTTTACGTCATTGCGCTGACTTTACTGTCACAGGTAAAGAACTTGTTGTAATAGCCTCTTACAATATTCCAAAACTAAATAAACTTAACAGGTATGTACAAAATTTAAACATATTGTTTGAGAATTTGCATTGTATGGAGTTTCATCCCGACTACAGTGCAGAGGATGCAGAGCTTGACTTTCTCACAGAGAATGATTGGGAGAGTTCTGCAAATCAACCGTACTGCATGGTATTCATCCAAGATCTTAAACAAGTTGTTCACGCCAGTGACAAGTTACAGCGCTTGGGGTACTATGATGTATATCCAGAGGATGAATACGAAGAGCTAGTTGTTAACAGGAAAAGGAGACTAACAGATGGCTATGAAACCTAGAGCTATGAAGATGAAGCGTGGCGGTAAAAAGATGATGGGCGGCGGCATGACTAAAAAGCCTATGGCTATGAAGCGTGGCGGCAAACCTGTAAAAATGAAGCGTGGCGGTAAAAAGAAGTAATGGCTTTAAAAAAGTCGCAGAGAAGCCTTAAAAATTGGACCAAGCAAAAATGGCGAACCAAGAGCGGTAAGCCGTCTACGCAAGGTAAGAAGGCTACGGGAGAGCGTTATCTCCCCTCTGCGGCTATTAGATCTCTTAGTTCTGCTGAATATGCAGCTACTTCAAGAGCCAAGAGAAAAGGCAAAAAGGCAGGTAAACAGCATGTACGCCAGCCTAAGAAGATTGCGAAGAAGACGAGACAGTTTAGGAAATAATAAATGGCAGTAGTTACACCAGATTTACCTGACATATTCGAGGAAGCCTACGAACGTGCAGGAATAGAACTAAACACAGGTTACGATCTTCGAACAGCAAGGCGTAGCCTTAATATTATGTTACTTGAATGGCAGAACAGAGGTCTTAACCTGTTTACCATAGATGAAGGAACTCTACCTATAGCTGCGGGTACAGCAACGTATACTATGCCTGTGGATACTATAGACGTAATAGAACACAACATACGGACTGGCACTGGTACTAATCAGGTAGATACAGCCTTAGAACGTATATCTGTGTCTAATTATGCCGCTCAGTCTAACAAGAATACCACAGGCAAGCCTAGTCAGATATATGTACAAAGATTAGCTGCAGAGACAAAAGTAACGTTGTGGCCTGTGCCAGACACTTCTTACACGTTATCGTTCTTTAGACTAAAGGGAATAGATGGTCTATCTACGGGTATTGGCACGACAGCAGCAATACCACCACGATTTATACCGTGTCTTGTTGCAGGGCTTGCTTATCAAATAGCTATGAAGAAGCCTGAGTCATCAGCTAGAGTTGTCCCTCTAAAACAAGAGTATGAGTATCAGTTTGAACTCGCAGCAGGTGAAGACGCAGAGACAGCGTCTATAAGGTTCGTACCACACAACACGTTCTTGATAGGTGGTGGATGAGGAGCGCTAGTAATAGATACGCTTTTGGTTTCTGTGACAGAACTGGCTTCAGATACCCTCTGAATGATCTCGTTGACGAGTATAAGAATGGTGTGAAGACAGGTCTACGTGTGGGTAGAGACGTGGCTGACGATGATCACCCACAAAACTTTCTTGGTAGAGTTAGGATATTTGATCCGCAAAACTTAACAAACGCTAGACCAGACACTGCCTTAGAAGCGAGTAGACAGCTATTTGGGTTTGGTCCTGTATGGAACCCTGCTCAATTTATGACTGCATCTGTTGGTAGGGTTACTGTAAGCTTTGATGAGAGCTTAGTAAACGCCACGGGTGTTTCCGCTACGGGTATTACTGGTGCAGCATCAGCGCTCACATTTACCGCAAGTGTTACGTCTCCAAATGCCGCTGCAGGTGCAGTTGGAACGGTTACAATAACAGGTGATATAGTAGAAACTATTCCTGTTACTGGGTCTTCTGCTACTGGTGAAGTTGGTTTTCCTAACCTATTAGTTAACGTAACATCATCAACTATAGTTACGGTTGCCTCTGCAGGTTACGGAGGTGGTAATAAATATTATTTTGATAGTACGGAAGCACCTACAGTAAACCTTAGTGAAGGAAGCACTTATCTATTTGATCAGTCAGACTCAAGTAATAGTGGTCACCCATTAAGATTTTCAACAACGTCAAATGGAACTCACGCGGGTGGTGTAGAGTACACAACAGGCGTTACAACTGTAGGAACCCCCGGAAACGCAGGTGCTTATACTCAGATCGTGGTAGCTTCAGGCGCACCAACTCTGTACTATTATTGCACAAACCACAGTGGTATGGGAGGCCAAGCGAATACACCTTAACGGTAGATTTGGAAATTTAAACATGATAGCATTGTTAAAAGGAGATTAGATATGCCCGGTAAAGTTGTTAAGAAAAAGAGCGGTAGTAAGATTCTTGGTAGTCTTAGCCCTCTGTATGGGATAGCTACAGGCAAAGGCGCATTTGGTAAATTGGCAAAAGCAGGTCTTAGCCCCGCAGGTATGCTTGCAAAGAAGATGAAGAAAAATAAACAAGCACCAGTCGCTGCTACTGCCAGAGCAAATACAGGCGGGAAGCAGATCCCTGAAGGACCAGAAGGGAATGGCCTAAGAGCCTTAAAAAAGAAAAACCCTGAACTTGTTAAAGAACGGTTGGGATACGCGAAACGTGGCGGTGTTATGAAGATGCAAGGTGGCGGTAGCACATGCAGGGGTATGGGCGCAGCGATCAAAGGCGGCAACTTTAATAGGAATGGATAGTCATTATGGGTAAAATGAAAGAAAGAGACTCAGAATTACAAGATCTACGTGAGGAGTTCTTTGACGGTCCTATGTCAGATTCTATGAGTTTTGATCAGTTTTTGCTAAACAAAGGTAAGGGTGACTTACTTAGATTATCAGGTCGCAAGCCAATTAAAAAGAATATGGGTGGCTCACTGTGTCGTGGTATGGGTAAAGCCCGTGGCGGTCAATTTACAGTAAGGTAAGCTAGATGAACTATACAGAGTTAGTACAGGCAATACAGGACTACACAGAGAACACAGAGACTTCTTTTGTGGGTAATATTCCTACGTTTGTACGACAGGCAGAGGAGAAGATACTCCGTCAGGTTCTTATTCCAGAGCTTCGAAAAGCTGCTACTGGTAGCACAGTTGCTAACTCTCAGTATCTTGCCAGACCAACAGATATGATTGCCGTGTATTCTATAGCTATCACAGATGGCAGTGGTAACTATAGCTACTTATTAAATAAGAATGTTACCTTTATGAAGGAAGCGTTTCCTGCAGGGGACACAGGCTTACCGAAGTATTACGGTCAATTTGTTGGTGGCACAACAAGTACACCGGGATACTTTATTCTAGGACCAACTCCAGACGCTGCTTACCTTGCTCAAATAAACTATTATTACGATCCACCATCTATTGTAACTGCAGGTACAACATGGTTGGGTGACAATGCCGAAACAGCTCTCCTGTATGGCGCATTACTAGAAGCGTACTCTTACATGAAGGGCGATACAGACCTCATGAACGAGTACAGAAAACAACATCAGCTCGCTATGCAAGCCTTTACTAAAGTGGGTGGCTTACTGCAACAAGACGGTTATAGAGATGGCGAAGAGGGATACAGCAAAGACGAGGCCAATGTTTAAGTTTAATATAGACATACCAAAAGAACCTATAGTTAATATACAAACTACAGAGAATAGAGGGTTTACACCTGACGAAGTGGCAGAGAGATGTGTGGATAAGCTTATAAGCGTTTCCGAAAATGCACATCCTGCTATTCGAGATCAGGCTCAAGCCTTCCAAAAGCACATGGAAAAGACGGTTGCATTTTATATGCGAGAAGCTATTCGCAGTGACCGCACAACCGTGTATAATGCCTTGAAAGATGCAGGGCATCCTAAACTTGCCGAGCTAATAAGGAGATTATGATATGGCATTTTCTGGCAACTTTATGTGTTCGTCCTTCAAGCAAGAACTTCTTGAGGGAGGACATAACTTCAAAAACTCAGGAGGGCATACATTCAAGTTAGCAATGTATACAAACAGCGCTTCTTTCAACGCAGCTACAACTGCCTACACTACTTCTAACGAGGTAACTGGGTCTGGTTATTCTGCAGGTGGTGGAACTCTAACAAGAGTAGACCCATCATTAAGTGGCACGACAGCGTTAACAGATTTCGCTGACCTGACATTTACAAGTGCAACTGTGACAGCTCGTGGAGCTTTGATCTATAACACTACAACAGGTGGTGGATCAGGCACATCAGACACAGTGGTTGTACTAGACTTCGGTTCTGACAAGACCTCTACAGCGGGTGACTTTACTATTCAGTTCCCTGCAGCGGATGCTTCTAACGCTATCATTCGCATAGCTTAATGGAGCCTTACTGTGGTAAAATTTGCAGATCGAGTTAAGGTAAGTACATCGACCACAGGCACAGGAACTGTGACCCTTGGTTCTGCGGAAGCAGGTTTTCAGACTTTTGCTGATGGCGGTATCTCTAACGGGGATACCGTCAGATACGTTATAGAGGACGGAACCGCCTTTGAGATAGGACAAGGTGTATACACGCATTCAGGTACGACCCTAACAAGGGTACTATCATCCAGTTCAACAGGATCATTACTAAACCTATCAGGTAGCGCAGTCCTGTTTATCAGCCCTAGTGCTGAAGATCTAACTCTCTCTGGTGCTGCTCACGACTTTACTAGCTTTACAGCAACTGCAAACCAGACAACATTTACAGTAAACTATGCTGTTGGGAACATCCTCGTGTTTATGAACGGGGCCAAGCTAAACAGCGCAGATTTTACAGCCACAAACGGAACGTCAGTGGTTCTTGCTTCTGGGGCAACTGTAGGTGACATTGTTGAGGTTGTGGAGTATGGTGGGGCATCAGCTAACTACTCGACAACATCTTTTACGGCAACAGCAAATCAGACTGCATTCTCTGGAAGTTATAATGTAAACAAGTCTGCAGTGTATCTAAACGGTGTACTTTTGCTGCCAACAACAGATTATTCGATAAGCGCATCAGCGGTGACCTTGGCGTCAGGGGCTTCGTTGGGCGACATCTTGCAAGTTCAACAATATGCTATTTAGGAATTTGACATGACTATAAACAGAAATTTAGCAAAGTTTGCTCCAAGTATTAACACTTCAGGTAAAGCGGCAGTCGCTACAATTACAGTTACGGTTGTTAATTCAGGTGGTAACAAGTATGCTATGGATGGTACAGCTCAACAAACTGTGTCTCTTTCTAAAGGAATTACATACCGTTTTGACAACAGTGATAGCTCAAACAGCGGTCATCCACTTGCTTTCTCTACAACTTCTAACGGAAGTCATGGTGGGGGTTCAGCATTTACTACAGGAATTACGACAGTAGGAACTGCAGGTAGTGCAGGTGCTTATGTAGAGGTTACATTAGAACAAGACGCAGCAGCTACCCTTTATTACTATTGCACAAATCACAGCGGCATGGGCGGCACGGTAAAAACCGCATATGGCAATTCAAATGTAGTTGAAGACACTACTCCGCAGCTAGGCGGCAATCTTGATGTAAACGGTAACTCAATCGTGTCAGCATCAAATGGTAACATATCAATTACGCCAAACGGTTCAGGTAAAGTTATCCTTGACGGTCTTTCTCATCCAACAGCGGATGGCAGTGCAGGGCATGTTTTAAAAACAGATGGCTCTGGTAACCTAGCGTTTGCATCTGTTGGCTCCCTTTCTGGTTCAGGGATTGCTAATGTAGTAGATGACAGCTCTCCACAGCTAGGCGGCAACTTAGATATTAACGGTAATGACATTGTCTCAACATCTAATGCTAACATAGACATTATTCCTCACGGCACTGGTGATGTTAACTTAGGTGCTGATACGGTAATGGTTGGCGACAATAACGCTAATGCAACGATTACTACACAAGGTACTGGAGATTTAACTCTAAATACTAACTCAGGGACAAACTCTGGAACGGTAACTATTGCTGATGGCGCAAATGCAAACATATCAATTACACCTAATGGTTCTGGTAAGGTTGTCATCGATGGACTTAGTCATCCCACAGCAGATGGGAGCAATGGACAGGCTCTCGTAACAAACGGTAGCGGTGTTCTTAGCTTCTCTACAATATCAGGCGGTGGCGGTGGTGGAGCCACAGGTGGTGGTAGTGACGAGATTTTTTATGAGAACGATCAAGCCGTGACAACTAACTATACAGTAACTGCTAGTCACAACGCCGTAACCGCAGGGCCTATAACAGTAAACAACGGCATAACAGTAACGATTCCTTCTGGAGTTAGATGGGTTGTAGTATAATGAGTGAATTAAAAGTCGATACCATAGTTAATTTAGCGGGTACGGGCAAACCGAACCTACCAGTATCCCCTACGTTAGGAGGTGCGGCTCTATCTTCAGCAAATACCTACTCTTATACATCATCAGGAACAGAACCTAGTAGCCCTAAAAATGGAGCTATATGGTGGGATAGCTCTAACAATGAAGTATATCTTTACATAGCGGGTGAGTTTAAAAAAGTTACGCTAAATGCTTCTGCTGCTGCTTTTTCTTGGGGTGGTGATAGAGGAATCGTTTTTGGTACTAGCTCTTCCTACAATGATATCATGTATTTTAATATCGCTGGTAGTGGTGGGGGTTCAGCAAATTTCGGTGATATGACATTAGAAAGAAGTACGACAAGTGCAGGTGGTTCTGCTAGTAGAGTTCTTATGGGAGGTGGTTATGGCGGTTCGGCCAATTCTGGTAGAAGTGACATTATAGATTATATTACTCCATCAAGTCCCGGCAATGCGACAGATTTTGGAAATTTAACCGCAGGTAGAAATGCTTTACAGGGAATTAGCAACGGAACGAGATGTCTCTTCGCAGGTGGATATACCAATGGTCAAGGCGTAGGACACGCTAATTGGACGACTGTTATTGATTATGTGACGATAGCTACCACAGGAAACGCAGCCTCTTTTGGAAATCTAACTGCATTAGCATATAATCTTGGAGGCACTGGCGCAGGAGATGGAACAAGAGGTCTGTTTATGGGTGGTATCGAAACCACTAACAAACAAATAGAGTATGTTACTTACGCTACAACAGGTAATTCTGCTGATTTTGGTGACTTGATTTACACTGTTGATAGAAACTCAGCTTGCTCTGATGCAACTAGAAGTGTTTCTTTTGGTGGTGCGGCTAGTCATAGCCCTTCACACAGAAATATAGAATATGTCACAACTCAAACATTAGGTAATGCCACAGACTTTGGTAATTTGACTAACCAACATACTTCGAGCGGTAGTATGTCTAATGGCACAATAGCGATTGCTCAAACAGGTATAGACTTGGAAAAAGTGACAATTCAAACAACAGGGAATGCAACAGATTTTGGGGACTTATTAGAATCCAGAACTAGCAATTCAGCCTCATCAGGAAGCCCATCATGAGTACATTAAAAGTAGATACACTAAAAAACGGATCTAGCTCTGCGATTGATTTTCCGCAAAACCTAAAGATAGGTGGAGCAGGGGTCATACAGGGGTACACTGTATCTTCTAGTGAACCCAGTAGCCCCGCGACAGGTGATTTCTGGTGGAATAGCAGTGACGAAAAACTCTATCGTTATATCAATGGTGCGTTTAAAGAAATAACTATTGCACCATCAGTTATCAACTATGGAGATAGAGGATTTTCTATTGGTGATTATAATGAAACCGCTGCAAGTAGAATACATTATTGGGACATAAGCACAGCAAGTAACGCAGCACTTTTTGGAAACTTAATTCAAAACTCTCACATAGCAGCAGCTTGTACTAGTGGGGTATATGCTTTTAGATGTGGTGGTTCAAATACAAACTCGTCATCACAAAGAGTAAATACAATAGAGAGATGGACTTGTGCAACCCTAGGAAATTCTGCTGATTTTGGTGACTTAACAGCGACTTGTTACTGGTCTTCAGGACATTCAGACGGCACTACTGGTATAGTAAATCATGGGCAAGGTTCTAGCGTTAATACTAATATAGACAGATTTACTATGGCTACAGCAGGTAACGCTACTGATCACGGTGACACAACAGTAGGTAGATCTCATATTGCCGTTGCAGCTAATTTAACAAGAATGGTCAATATGGGAGGTCATACTAACACTAAGGTAAACACTATAGACTACATAACGATTGCTTCTGCGGGCAACGCTACTGATTTTGGTGACTTAATTGCAGGAAATATGTATCATGCAGGGATGGGTACTGGTTCAGGAAACAGAGCTTTGTCTACAGGTGGTAGACCCGCTTCTTCATATTATGATGGAATAGAATATATAGATATTGATACACCGGGCAATGCAACTGATGCAGGTAATTTACTTACTGGTATTGGCTACCACGGTGCAACTTCAAACGCAACAAAAGGTCATGCTTACGGTGGCTACAGTAGTAGTGGAGAGTATGGAGAGATACAACAAACTATACTAGCAACAGGTGCTAACGCCACTGATCATGGGGATTTATTAGTTGATGATGAATATCAGACATCCACATCAGGAAACGCATCGTGACAAAACAACTAAAGGTAGATAGCGTTGTTAACGTAGCAGGTACAGGAAAACCAAACTTTCCTGTCAGCCCCACTTCTGGAGGCGCTGCACTATCTGCCTTAAACACTCACTCATATACGTCTTCTGCCACAGAACCTAGCAGCCCCAAGAACGGAGCGATTTGGTGGGACAGCGCAAATAACAAGGTGTATGTCTATGCAAACGGTGAGTTTAAAGAAATAACCTTAAATACTGCTTACCCTTCTTCATACGTCAACGCTACACACTTTGGTGATCGTGGTCTTAGATTTGGTGGCTATGATACGGGCGTTGATTACTCAAATGTAATAGATTACTGGGACATAACATCTGCAGGAAATGCTACCGATTTTGGTGATTTAACCGTAAAAAGAAATTATGTTGCCTCTTGTTCTAACGCAAGTAGAGCTGTTTCGATGGGTGGCGCATCAACTCAAAACGCTGATGGAACTATTTATACTGCTAGTGGAACAACTATAATTGATTATGTAACAATAGCCAATACTGGCAATGCCACAGACTTTGGCGATTTGCTTTTCAGAAGAAACAGATCGGCTTGTGAAAGCAATGGAACAAGAGCAGTATTTGGAGGAGGTACGACCCGTCAACCTGATGATGGTAGCGGTACTACATCTATTGTTAATAACATAGAGTATATTACAATAGCTAATACAGGGAACGCTACAGATTTTGGCGATTTGACAGTAGCTAGAGAGCGTCTTTCAGCAGCATCTAATGGACCTAGAATAGTTTTTGTTGGTGGTAAGGACTCATCAGATTACAACACTATGGATTATGTTACTGGTGATACCACAGGAAATGCCACGGACTTTGGTGATATGACAAATCAAGTTAGCAACTTGGGAGCTACAGGGACAGGAACTGGGGATCGAGCCATAATATTTGGTGGTAATGGTAGTAGTTATACAAATGTTATTCAATATTTTGCTGTTTCAAACACAGGAAACGCTGCAGATTTTGGAGACTGTATAGGGAACGATTCTTATGCTTCTGCTTGTTGTAATTCAACTAAAGCTCAGTTTGTTGGTGGTTATAACAGTGCCGTAGGTGATATAAATAGAATACAAGAAGTAACAATGGCTACTCTAGGAAATGCTACAGATTTTGGTGATATAACCAACGCAGTGTATAGTTCGGGAGCAACATCAGGAGCGGCTTCATGAGTGAGTTTAATACAGAGGACATCGTAAACCGAGCAGGTACAGGCAAACCAGACCTGACTAATGGTTTTAACATTAACGGCTCTGACAGTGGTGTAAATCCTCACAAACACACAGAAAGTGCAAATGAACCTTCTAGTCCATCGAATGGAGATGCTTGGCTAGATACAGACAACGATGTATACAAAGTTTATATTGATGGAGAATGGAAAGACTGGTTTGGGACTACCGCTAAATTATGGTACGGAGACAGAGCTGTTAGAGTTGGTGTTGGGAGAGCTAACCCATCTCAATTATCAGGAAGCGCAGCTAGTGTAGTCCCTAATAATCAAATACATAGGTATGATATTACAACATTAGGAAATGCTGTAGATTTTAAAGACAGAACTGTTTCAGCTATTAGGCAAGGCGGTTGTGGCAACGGTCAAAATGCTTACATTTTTGGTGGGACTACAACAGGCGAAAATACTAGTGGTGCTATAAACACAATAGAATACTTTTCCATATCAAATTCAACAAATGCAGCAGACTTTGGCGATTTATCAGTAGTAGATAAAGACGGAGCCGCTGTTTCTGATGGAACGTATGGCATACATTCTCTTGGTTTTCAAAATAGTGGATCTTATAGTAACACTATTGAGTATATTACTATGGATACCCCCGGAAATGCTACAGACTTTGGAGATCGTACTGTATCAGGTATTTTACAATCTTCAGTAAATAATGCCACCAGAGGATGTTTTGCGGGAGGTTATGATGGGTCAACATTAGCTACTATAGATTACATTACGATGGGTACATCTGGAAATGCGACAGACTTCGGTGACCTTACTGTGGCAGGTTATGGTTTTGATGCAGGTGCGGGTTCTGGTAGCGGTGATCGTGGTATATTTGGTTCTATGTATAGGTCTGGTACAATGGATTATATAACAATCTCTAACACAGGAAACGCCACTGACTTTGGTGATTTGTATGTTGGCCTTAGTTTAGATGTTTATCAAACTCGATATGGTGGAGGTGTATCAAACGCTACAAGGGCTGTTTGGAGTGCTTCTGCCAATAGTAATGTCATGCAATATGTAACTATGGCAACAACGGGAAATGCAGTAGATTTTGGAGATCAAGTCAGTTCTACTTCTAACGATGCTCAGTGTAATGTTTCAGGTAGTGCATCATGAGTGAGTTTAAAATTAGAAAACTTACAGACAGAGCGGGTACAGGCGCACCCAACTTTACTCATGGTTTTAACATTAATGGTTCTGATAGCGGTCTAGTTGGATTTACTCACACAGAAGGATCTAGTGAGCCTAGCAGTTCATCAAATGGAGATACATGGTGGGACACAGGAAACGACAAATACTATGTGTATATAGATGGTGCATTTAAAGAGTATTCTATTGTTGCTGCAGGGCCACTTTATTATGGAGACAGGCTAGTAAGAGTGGGCTTCGCTACAGCAAAAAATGACATACATCGTCTTGATATTACAACATTAGGTAATGCTGTAGATTTTAAAGATCTAAATAGAACTAGTGCAAACAGAGCTTCAGCTTGTAGCAATGAAGCAAACGCTTACATTTTTAATGGAAACGCAGCGGCTAACGGTACTGGCGCAGAGCAAAATAGTATTAGTTATTTTTCCATATCAAATTCAACAAATGCATCAGATTTCGGAGATTCTACTGCTTCTACAAGTGCAGGTATGGCATGTTCAGATGCAACTACTGGTTGCAATGCCCTAGGTTGGACTGGGAGCGCAGCATTAAATACCATTGATAAAATTACTATGGCTACACCCGGTAATGCTACTGACTTTGGGGATTTAACAGTAGCTAGAGCGCCCTTTGGAAATTCTGCAGGGTCTAATGGAAGCAGAGGTATATTTGCTTTAGGTTATGATGGCTCTGGTGGGGTAAACACTATTGACTATATAACTATAGCAAACGCAGGTAATGCCACTGATTTTGGTGATCATGTAGCTGCATCATACGGATCAGCCGCAGGAGGCACTGGTACAGGGGATAGACTAATATTTGCAACATTTTATGGTTACGGCTCTAAGATTAGTTATGTGACTGTATCTACAACAGGTAACGCTGCTGATTTTGGTAACACCACTATGACTAGTAGCGCTATTAGTTTTTATTGTGGAGTAGCAGCCAATTCTGAGAGATGTGTTATCCAATCAGGTGGTTATATAGGTGGCGGTGCTTCAAACATCATAGAATATGTAACAATGTCTACTTTAGGAAACGCTGCAGATTTTGGAGATCAAGCAACTAATGAAGAGCAATCCCATCAGGTTTGCACATCAGGAGCAGCATCATGAGTGAATTTGACTTAGAAGAAATTACAGATCGTGCAGGAACAGGAGCGCCTAACTTTACTCATGGTTTTAACATAAATGGATCTGACAGTGGCATATCTGTATTTACTCATACTGTAGGTACTACAGAACCATCTAGCCCTTCTAACGGTGATACATGGTGGAACACTGATAACGATTCCTACAATGTGTATATAGACGGTGAGTGGAAGGGATGGTTGGGAGATAGTTATTCTTCAACTTCTAATTACGGAGATAGGGGCTTTGTTTTTGGTGATGACTCATCAACGGACATAACCAGAATACAGTATTTCAATCATACATCTTCAGGAAATGCATCAGACTTTGGTGATTTACCCACAGGTGCTTATGGCGCAGCAGGATGCACTAATGCAATAAATGCATTTAGATTGGGAGGAAATTCAACAACATCTTCTTATCAAAAAACAAACACCATAGAAACTTGGGTTTGCGCTACTACGGGTAATGCAACTGATTTTGGAGACATAGGGGCGTATACCATGTACAGCCATGCTAATTCAGACGGCACTATTGGCATAGTAGTATGGGGAAGAAGTAAAAGTTCTGCGGGTCAAGCCAATGGTGATTATACTAATGATGTAGAAAGATTTACTATGGCTTCAGCAGGAAACGCTTCTGATCATGGTGACTTAACTTATAGTCGTGGTTATGGTGGTTCTGTAGCTAACGCTACTAGAATGGTTAATTTTGGAGGATATAACGCCACCGATCCTTATTACCATAAAGACTGTGATTATTTGACAATGGCAACTGCGGGCAACTGCGTAGATTTCGGTGACTTAATAAAACATAATCATTACTGTACAGGAGTAGGTAGCGGTTCTGGGGATAGAGGTCTTCAGATGGGTGGCATGGCAAGAGTTCCTCCGAGTGGTGGCTTCTATACAGACGAAATACAGTATGTTGATATTAGCACCCCCGGAAATGCTACAGATTCAGGTGATTTGGTCTATGCTTCAGGCGAAATGGTAGCAGGTTCAAACAATGCAACAAATGGTTTTAAGTCGGGTGGATACAATAGCGGCACTCCTCAAAATTACATACAAAAAAGTGTATTGGCTACAGGGGCAAATGCTACTGATCATGGTGATCTACTTACAGCAACATTTGTTTGCACAGGCACATCGGGGAATGCAGCATGAGTACACTAAAAGTAGATACAATTAGAAACTACGACAGTGCCGTTGATTTCTCTCAGGGCCTTAATATTGGCGGGACGAGCATAATCCAGAACTATACCGAAAGTGCTGATATGCCATCCTCTCCTAGCAATGGAGACTACTGGTGGGATACTGGTAACAATAAGCTATACAAGTATATGGATAGTGGATTTAAAGAGCTTGGTATTGCTCCCCCACCTAGCAATCCTTGGAGTGGTGATAGAGGTATGATTGCAGGAGGTGAAACATCAACTGCTTCGATTTCAAATGTTGTTCAGTATTTCGACATTACTACAGCAGGTAACACTCAAGACTTTGGTGACCTAACAACAACAACAGAAAATGCTGCAGGTGCTAGTAGTTCTGCAAGAGGTTTGAGTTTAGGAGGTTCAGGAACATCAGGTCTTGCGGAGATACAGTATGTAACCATTTCAACTCTTGGTAACGCTCAAGACTTTGGTGATTTAGCTACTGGTGTTTATTATCATGCAGCCTGTTCTGATGGCACAAAAGCGTTTGTAAATGGTGGGTATAATGGTAGCTTTCTCAATCAAATACAGTATGTAACTATTGCAACTACTGGCAACGCTGCTGATTGGGGGGATCTGGTAGGTACATCTTGGCTTGGTATGGCGGCAACCGCAGATACTACAAGAGTCGTTCACTACGTTGGTCATCGTAGTGGATACACTAACGCCATAGATTATTATTCTACTGCTAGTGCAGGAAATGCTTCAGACTTTGGAAATGCAACTGCAGCTACAGGACAAGCAGGAGCATGTTCAGATGCTACAAGAGCTGTAATTGGAGGCGGTACTCCTGATGGTGGTACTACCATCTATAATAAAATAGACTACCTTACTATACAAACCACTGGTAACGCTGCTGATTTTGGCGATCTTACTGCGGCACGTTTTAGACCTGACGCATGTGCTAATTATACTAGAGGCGTTTTTTCTGGTGGGAACGCCGCATCAAGCACTAAGCAAAATGTTATGGATTTTGTAACTATTCAAACCACTGGTAATGCAACAGACTTTGGTGATCTCTTAGAGGCTACAGTCAATCATTGTTCATTTTCAGGGTCGCCATCTTAAAGGAGAAAAAAATGGGAAAGACTAAGACTAAAAAGAAAACTAACGTAGTAACGAAGCCAATCACGTTTTCGTTACCTATAGAGTCGTCTGAGAATATCAATCAGGTAGCTGCTGCAAGGGTGGCAGATAAGTTACCAGAGATAGATCAGGCAACCAGAGCGTTTGATCGTAATAACTCAGCGACAACTTTGTCTATGATGACACTCACTATGCTCAATGGTCACTCGCCTATGCGTATGCTTCGTCAGATTACAGCAGAGGTAGAGAAACGTAAGATGGCACTTGCAGAAGCGCAGGTCAGCCATGCTGAGAAGCGTGTAGAAATATTAGACCTTGAAGAAGAGGATGACATTGTCTCTGAGGCAAAGCTCAAAGCAGCTCGTCATGGCCTGACAATGATGGAGCATAAGATAAACGGATCTATCAAAGACATTGCGGTTCTTATTGATAGCTATGAGAATATAAAAGAAAAGTGGGACATAGATGTCTGGGATGAAGAGCTTTTCGAAAGAGAAGAGAAACGTCACCATGTCCGTAGGGGCTTTGAGCTTATGTACCGAAACCTGATGGATGGTGGCAGAGTTTCTACTTCAACTATAGAATACATGCAGCAATATGGCGTTCACCCACAGGTGGCTATGACTGAAGTGTCTGGATACATAAACCACACTGCACAGCAGATAAAAAATCATGTACTGCCGCATTCCAATGATCTTGAAGAATTTATGGATCAAATGGCTGATAAGTATTATAAGAATGCAGACAAGACTGCTGAAAGAATATTTGGTAAATCAGATTTTCTGAATCCCGAATATATGTTAAGACTAGAAAAAACGGAGAAAAAAGATGATACTTGAATACAAAATGCACATGACTGCAGGTGGCATGAAAGCCCCTGAGTGGGTTGAAGACGGTGGTTATTGGAGAAAATCAGACTCCACTATGATTGGTTGGTCGCCAGACGAAGATAAAAGGGAGTATTATATTCCAGATACAGTCACAGAGCTTACAGCGACACAGCTAGAGACTAGAGTTTTGGCAATGCACAGCGATAATGCTTTTACAAAGCCAGATGCAGACCCTGACAAAGAAGACGTAGAGATGACTAATGATGAGGTTAAAGCACAAGTCGCTGCTTGGGTAGCCGCAAGAGAGTCGTAGGAACACTTAGATGTTTGGCTTTTATCCAGTAGCATCGGCTCCGATAGCTGATGATCAGGCGGGAGTAGTCGTTCCGATTACTGTCTCCGTTACTGGGTTAAGCGTAACAGCTTCTACAGCCGCTACTACGATAGCAGGCGCTGTAGATACTCCACAGACAGGTCTTGGCTCTACAGGTGGGGTCGGAACTCTTACTGTCACAGGCATTGGTAACACTAGTGCCACAGGCGTTGCAGTTACTGGCTCTGTAGGCACAGCGGTAGCGAGTATACCAAATGACATATCAGTGTCAGGACTTGAGGCCACCACAGGTATAGGCTCAGTCACAACAGCTAACCAGACGATTGTTTCCGTAACAGGCGTATCATCTAACACAACTTCTGGTTCCGTTACTGTTGAAGGCTTGGCAATCGCCCCTGCCACAGGGCTTGAGGCTACTGGTGCAATAGGTTCTCCAACCATACTTGCGGATACCGAAGTCGATGTTACAGGTGTAAGCGCTACGGCCTCTGTAGGGTCGGTCAATGCAGATCTATCTATAAGCGTCCTTGTGACAGGTATAGCGGCTAACATCTCTACAGAAGACGTAACTATTACGGGCGCTGCAAGCATACCTGCAACAGGACTGCAGGGTAGTGGAAATGTGGGAACTATCGCTGTAGCAGCAAACGCAAGCACAGGAGTAACAGGTCTAAGCGCAACAGCATCTACTTCTTCAGTCAATCCAGTTTCAAGTGTCGATGTTACAAGCGTAGGCGCTACTGGTGGTGTAGGAAGTGCATCAATAGTAGGTATTGCCTCTGTACAAGTAACTGGTGTCTTTGGGCGGGGTGTTGTGGGAACAACTAGACACTTTACACCTGTAGACTTACTGGATGTCCCATTAGATCCATATGCGCCCTTAGTTGTAGACGTTCCGATTGATGATGTGTATGGTGAGGTAGATTTAAGTGGTGAGCCAGATCGTGTATGGACAGATCTAGACGTAGCAGCATAGGAGCATAACATGCCCAGTACATTTACAACGAACACAGGTATAGAAAAGCCCGCTCAAGGTGAGCAATCTGGTTCTTGGGGTATTACCGTAAACACAAATAGCGATATACTTGATCGCGCACTTAATGGCGTTGTCTCGTTAAGTCTTGTAGGAACCTCTAGCAACCTCACGACAAGCAACGGTGCTACATCAGATGGGCAAAACAAAGTTCTTCTTTGTAGCGGCACTCTAGCAGCAACTCATACTATCACCATACTCCCTGCAGACGCACAGAAGGTTTACTATGTAAAGAACGATGCAACCAAAACGGTTTCATTTACTCAAGGTTCTGGTGCTACTACAGCAAACATAGCCGTAGGTTCTTTCGCAATCATATATGCTGACGGTAACAACAATGTTGTGAACTTATCGCTTAGTTCTGAGTTAGGTCAGCTTAAACAGAATGGCGTTCCTATAACTTCATCTGCTGCAGATCTTAACATGCTTGATGGCGCTGATGCCACTACTCTAGAGCTTGCAGATTTAGTGCTTTTAGACGGTGCAGTAAAGAATACTGTTGTTGCTGAAAAAGCTGTTGTCTATGGAAGCAGCGGTGAGATTATAACAAATAAAATGCAAGTGGGCGGCAACTGGAGTATAGAGCAGTCTGGGTCAGATTTGAAGTTTTTCTATAATGGAAGCCCCAGATTTAAGATAACGTCTGGCGGTGCTACAGTAGCTATAAACGACGTAACGGCATTTGGAAGTGTATAATGACTCTACCATCATCTGGAAATCCATTAAGCTTATCGCAGATAGAAGGTGAATTTGGGGGAGGCGCTCCTACTACCCTAAGAGAGTACTATGACGCTGCCACTGGTGTTCCTTCTCTAGGTAGCCCTCTCTCTATAAGTGATTTCTACGGCAAGTCTAATGTTACATATTTTAATTATACCATCTTAGGCGGGGGCGGTGCAGGAGGGTGGGGTCGAGAAGATGGCTATGGATATGGTAGAGCAGCAAGTGGAGGCACATCCTCTATCTCTGGCTCTGGGTTTGTAACCGTATCTTGGACTGGTGCGACTGGCGGCTTAAATGGGAATGTATCTCCATATGATACAGCTTCTCGGACGGGCAAATCATCTACCAGAGGTGTAGGTGGAACGGCCTTTCCTAATGGTAGAGGCGCTAATTCAGGCGGATCATGGACAACTTATGGCGATTCACCCAATAATGGCGCAGGTGGCGGCGGTGCAGGTGGGGATACACCCGGTTTTCTTGACAGCAGTGGTGGAGCGGGTTCAGGCGGGAATGCATCATCTACAAGCTCTGGATTTAGGTATATTACACCCGGAACAGTCATTACAATAGTTGTTGGAGCAGGTGGTGTAGGTACTCCGTTTAACTATAGTGGTGGTAAAGGCGGGGATGGACTTGTAATAATAACTCCTGCAGGAGGTACTGCAACCACTTATGACGTAGCAGGTACTTATACACAAACAATAACGTAGGCATTAGTATGGTTTTACAGAAACTCGAATTTAGACCCGGAATAAATACAGAGCTTCCTGATTACGCCAATGAAAACGGTTGGAGTGACGGAGATAAAATACGATTTCGTGTAGGATACCCAGAAAAAATAGGTGGGTGGGCAAAAAAAGGTAGTAATCAGTTCATAGGCGCTGCCCGTGCTATGAAGCAATGGACTACGTTAGATAGAGACAA